CCTGATTGTGACCGCCCGTGAAACCATAGACCTGAAAAGGAATTCCAGTGGTTCTGCAGAACAAACTTAGATTGATGATATGCTTTAAAATGTGTGGAAGAACGTGACGCATCGAGGACGAATAGTCAACAAACATCATCATTCCATGATTCTTTGCATTTGCGAGTTGAGTAACACTTAGAAAGATATCATCCGTGCACTTGTAGCTGTGAAGTCTATTCACATTAAGTGTACCCGTCTGAGATATTGATGCTCTATTGTATTGATATGCGGCCTTGCGCATCTCAAATGCCTTGGATAGAACGCCCACATATTTCTTGGTGCTAGCTAAAAATTCTAGAAACACTGGAGCATTGTTTGCACTTACCGTAATGTATCGCTCAGACGCGTTGCGAGCTGCAAAAATCTCTTTATATGAAATGATCACGCTTTGGCACATTTTAAGACTTGGCTCAATAACCGTAGCAGTCCTGAGTGTGTTAATAGACGTGTCTAATAAATCTTTGGCACTCTTTTCAAAATGACGAGACGTTTCAGGGACAGGAGGCGTTCCTGGTGGATTTTTATTATCTGATGGCATTGAAACAAGATTGTTCTCGCTGCTATCCATCTCGGCTTTATTCTCAGGGCCATCTTTAGAATCTTCTTTGGCAGAATTTTCTTTCTTGGCATCTGACTTTAAAGTCTCATCCTGTGCCACGCTCTCGGATTTGCTATCCTGACTGCTTTTGCTCTTTTGAGATTGATCGTTTGAATTGGCAGGACTTGAAGGACCCGCGTCATCGCTAGATTCATCGGCCTTTTCTGCATCCGCCTTGTTATTGTCTGGCGAATTCTGAGGCTTTTCTTTCTTATTAATTTCGTCCTGCTCTGCAGCAAATTTTGATAGAGCAACAGCGGCCGCAATCGTATCTTTCCAGGTTTTCACATTCATAACCTGCGTTACAATGGGCATTTCATCCTGAGAAAATGGAACATCTAAAAGTGAACCGAGTTTGGCCTTTAAATTAATGCGATCTGCAATTCCATAGGAATTCAGATTCTTGCCTTTTTGGCCAAAGAAATTATCGTTGTTCAGAGTTGAATAACCCCGACGAAATGCTGCCACTAAACCCGGATAGGTGGATTGAATCATCCGCTCGATTCGAACGTCCTCAACAATGTTGAGATAGTCTTTCGAACAGCCATGATCCTTGTCTAGACCGTCAGAGGGGGTATAAAGAGCGTGACCAACTTCGTGGCCGACCAGGAGATCGTTGACGTCTTTGCCTTTGTCTTTCCAATTTGGAAGACCGAGAATACGATTCTTCACATCAAAAAAGGCTGTGGAGAAGTTACCATGCTGAACCGAGATATTCTCGTGAGCCAGTAATTTAGCCAGTGTCGATTTGACAATTGATTCGTTCTTCATTCTGTTACAATCCTACACTAACTCTGAGGAATGTAAAACTTATTGTAGCGCTGAATTGCTGAGGCGTTGACCATCAACAACTTAGGTCATTCTTACTTATAGTAACTAAAGTTCTTTTCCTTGTAAAATTCAATCTTTGACTTAAATTTACCATCCAGGACATCTGCCTTGTGGCTAATAATAAAGACATTTGTATTGTCTTCCAGAGTACCAAGAATCTTAATAAGGTTGTCAACACCGTCGGTGTCAAGGGATGAATCAAATGTTTCATCCAGAATCAATAGGTTGGTGGATGTAGAATTCTTCATCCGTGCAATCTGACGCCATGTAAAGAGTAGTGCAAGATCAATGCGGGATTTTTCCCCTTCCGAAAAAGATGGATATGTAAAATCATCGCGGTGCCGTGATTTAATCACTTCTTCAAATGATTCGTTTAAATTAAATGAAACAAAGAAGTCAAGAATCTGAAGGTAGCCATTAATCAGCTTATTCATGACTGGAAGATACTGACGAATGATCTTGGTTTTAATACCGGTATCTTTTAGCATCTCCGTCATTGCCTGATTATACGTGCCCTCTTCATAACACTCGTGTTTTGACGTTGCGTGTTTATTACCCACCTCAAGTAAATCAGTGAGAGAACTTTCCGCTTCTGTGATATCAGTCTTTGAAATACTATTCCCTTCACGCTGAAGGTCATGAATCTGTCTTTGAAGAAGCTGAATTGAATTTGAATTAGTCTGAATTGTATTCGAGAGCCGATTGCACTCCTTTAATCGAAGTTGAATCTCAGCCAATGATTCTTCAATTGTGGATAGCTCCAGGTCAAGTTTACTCTTTCCATCAAGTAATTCTTTTGCACGAGACTTACACGTAAGAGTTCGCTGTGCTTTAAACTCGGGCTCTAGAATCTGAGAACACGTTGGACAGTTATCATTCTCTTCATAGAATTTTGATTCCTTGACCACTCCACGAATATTGCCGCTAATCTGAGTTTCAAATGTGAGGAGAGTCTGTTTCTTCTTTATGGCTGTATTTAATTCAGCGGTCACATGATCCTGTTTACAGTCCAACTCTTCCTGAGCCGTTTTATTCTGTGTAAAGAGTTCATTGATTTCCTGCGTAATTTCTGCAATCTTCACAAGATCCTTTTCGTGATCCTCGGCATCCCGTTTCTTTAGATCTGAGATATATTTCTGTTGGATTGCAATCTTTTCACGAACAACATCCGCCTCATAGGTTACATGTGCTAGCTGTTCACGAAGCTTGGCCGACTTCTCTTTCAGCAAGACATTCATCTTTGTGAAGATATTAATGTCCAATAGATCCTCAATTACCTCTCTTCGGTGCTGAGAAGGTAGCTGCATAAAGGGCACAAAGGAAGAGGATCCTAGCACAACAATCTGATGAAAGGACTTGTGATTTAGTTTTAGAATATTCTGCTCAAGAACCTTTTGATAGTCCCGTGAATGCGACTCTTGATTTAAGAGCACGCCATTCTGAAGTATCTCAAACTTGTTTGGTTTAATACCACGAGACACAACATAGTTTGTATTTCCAATACTGAATTCAACATCAACCTCGCAATTACGATCATTGATTGAATTGACCAACTGTGGTTTCTTGATGTCGCGGTGTGGTTTTCCAAAGAGTGCAAAGGAGAGAGCGTCCAGCAGAGTTGATTTACCCGAACCATTATGACCAACCACCAATGTTGAAGGAGATGAATTCAGTTCAATTACCGTAAACTTATCTCCAGCAGAAAGAAAGTTTCGGTATTTGCAGCGTTTAAAGATAATCATACTATTTCAGTATTCTGGGCTTCCACAAACAATTCACGAAGCTTATTCTTAATTATGTCCTTGTTAAGATCCGTCTGGGCAGCATCCACATAGGAAGAAATAAGTTCTCCCGTATCAGATACCTTTTCGAGATCATCACTATCAACATTTGCACCAAGAAACTCTTCAAAGTTTTCGGCAATCTTGATTTCATATACATCTTGCTTTGCGATTCGATCCAGGAAACGATCAAAAGCAAAAAGATCTGTTTTATTAACCACCACAATCTTAACGAAATGATTCTTGAGAGTAGTAACATCATAGGTATCATAATCTATTTTCTTATCATCGTAAACAACTTTTTTAAAGATTGTCTGCATGTTTCGCACTGGAATAAGCTCGCGAGTTTCAGTATCGAATACGTGAAAGAATTTAGGATCATTCACATCTGACCACGTCATCTCAAACTGAGTACCAAGATAGTGAATGTTATCCTTCGTGGATTTAGTGTGATAATGTCCACTCAATACCATCTCAAATCTCTTAAAAGGATCGGATGGCATTCCGTGAGTGGCTGGTGTTCCCTTCATCATCTCGAAACCTTCTAGTTCAAGATGCGCGCCAAGAATTGATGCCTGACATGTTTCAATGAACTTCATTGATTCATTATAATTCTCTGGATTGATCCAGGGCAACATTGCAATCTTGCAGCCAGCATAATCCATTACTCGAGGCTCCATGATGATGTTTACATTCTCGACAAAATAACCCAGTAACTCTTTTAAAGAACAGAGTTCATTCGTATTCTTATACATCACATCATGATTGCCCGGAATGATATCCATACTCATTCCATTCTCTCGAAGAGGTTCAAGGAATGTTTTGCGCGAATGATTCAGCGCCTTAAAGTTGATATATTTGCGATGATCATAGAAGTCACCCAGATGAATAATCTGAGTGATACCATTCTCTTTGCAATACGGAAAGAACACCTCCGAATAGAATCGGCCGATGTAATTTAGAAAGATATCCGATGCATTCCTTGCACCGGTGTGACTATCATTTAATATGGCAATGCGCATGCAGTCTTATTATAGGCTGGATGACATAAAGAGCTCTAACTCTTTCCTCTCTTTCTTATCTTTCTTCTTGAATTCTTTTACCTTTACATCCACGTCCTTTACGCGGCCGATTCTCTTCTTGAGAGTATCAATGAATCCATTCTCAATACCATTCATACTGGTACCAGTGTTTTCTGAATTCGACATAAAATCTTCAATGCCAGCATGCTCAATATAGCGGAACTTAATGTCCTGCTGTTTCTTCTCTTTCATAATCCTACGAATAAATGCATAGTAATTAATCTGAGTGAAGTATGCAAAAGCATTTGGTGAACCGGTACGAGTAGCAGCCTCAATATTGTAATTCATAATTGCCTTAATGCAATTCTCCACGCCATCCATGACCATCTCTTCACGGTATGTGTATCTCACAAAGTTGGGCTTATGAGATAGACCCTCGGCAATACGAAGAAAACAACGGCCGATGTATTCAGTAATACGAGGAATCTCGGTATTCTCAGTTTTGGCTTTCTTGACAAGATTTACATAGTCGACAACAGCCTGAGAGAACTCTCTGTTGTTCACGTAATGTACGCCCGCACGTTTTGCTGCGATTGTAGTCTTCGGTTTCTTTTGTCCTAAAATTTGTGTTTCATCCATAATATTGTTTAGTGAATCATTACTTTACTAGTCATAAATGTAACACACACCGCGTCATTTGTAAATACTTATTTTACAACTATTTTCATGGGATATCATAATAAGATGTACACCATTTGTACGTTTCTGTATAATCTATCTCTAATCACATAGGAGACTAAAGGGTGATTAGGTTTAATTCCTACCGCCAAATCCATTACCCGGATCAAACTTGAAGTTAAGATCACCCCAGTTATCTTCCTCGGGATAATCTTTCTTTTGGTTCTTTGCACTCACTTTCTTTTTCTTCTTTAAATTGGTTTTACTGTCAGGATTGGTTTCATCCTTTTGAAGGACAATATAGGCATATTCTTCTTTTAAATCGTCATTCGGAACGGCAGCACTTAAAACGTGTTCCTTGCGGATCATATGAATTCGTGTGGCTGCAGCATGAAACCAGTCGGAGCAATAGGTGGAGACTAATATACCCTTGGGTGTGCTATTTCGAGTCACATTAATCTGCATTGGATCGCGAACAAGAAGATTATTTTCTGTATCGGATATAACCTGGCAGACAATTGTATCACCACTTGCGAGCTTTAGAATAATAGCTAGATCATGAAGATTCACAATTTCACCTCGTATATCTTATAGTTGAATTTCTCTTTTGCGTAAATTTGAATACGGTCCGCAGCATGATCCAGCGTATAATTCCGAGATTTCTTCCAGTGCAGATCATCAGCAATATCAAACACCTTTGTGGTGGCACCATTATCTGATTTACGCAGACCACGACCAATGGACTGAAGAATCCGAATCTGAGATTTTGAAGGAGATGCAAACACGATTGTATGTAGGTTTCTTATATTTATACCTGTG